CATGCTAAAACAAGTGAATAAGGACAAGTATCTCGCAGTCGAGGGTGATACCACTGGATATGATGAGTACTATCTGTTGCAGGGTGGTCGCAATCTGGAAGTCGAGAACGAGACTCTCGACAATGAACTGGTCGGTGCATCCAAGGCAAAACTCAAGTCTGCCTTTGGTAAGATGACTAAGGGTAAGGTTCAGTCTCGTACCCTGTTGAATCGGTTTGTGAAATTAGTTGCATAATAGGGGTTGACAAATGTTCCCCGATAGTGTACTATGTATATATGATGAGAAAACAGACAGAAGGAATGACTATGTATCTCTCACCTCGTAAGAAGCTCTTTGTTGATACCGCTGCCGAAATGTTCGGTGAAGGTGCAATCATTACCAAGGCACAGAAGGCGGAGGCTGCCGAGAAGGCAGGTGTTCCGTTCCCAACGTGGTTTGGTAAGGACTACACTGTTGGTTACAATGCGTACAAGTTGCCCACTGAGGGTGGTTCCGTAGTTGCTCCTGCTGCTGTAACTGAGGATGCGTCTGCTGTGGTTAACCTTGTTGCAACAAATATGAATGACCAGAATTTGGTTCCTTCCAAGTTCGAGGGTTTTGTCTCTTGGGGTAACTTCTCTCTGATTGAGAAAGTCGTCAAGTCTGGTATGTTCTACCCCATGTTCATCACTGGTCTGTCCGGCAACGGCAAGACTCTGATGGTCGAACAGGTTTGTGCCAAACTCAAGAAGGAACTCATTCGGGTCAACATCACCATCGAAACTGATGAGGATGATCTGCTTGGTGGTTTCCGTTTGGTGAACGGTGAAACCAAGTTCATGCCTGGTCCTGTGATCGAAGCAATGGAACGTGGTTGCACTCTTCTGCTTGATGAGTGTGATCTGGGTTCGAACAAGTTGCTCTGCCTGCAGCCGGTCCTTGAGGGTAAAGGTGTTTACCTCAAGAAGATCAACAAGTAGGTTACTCCAAAGGATGGTTTCAACGTCATTGCCACTGCCAACACTAAGGGCAAGGGTTCTGACGATGGACGGTTCATTGGAACCAACATTCTAAACGAAGCGTTCCTTGAGCGGTTCGCAGTCACGATGGAACAGCCCTATGCCTCTGCGGCAATCGAGAAGAAGATTGTTCTCGGTTCCATGCAGAAGTATGGTGCTGTCGATAAAGACTTTGCAGATAACCTTGTCACTTGGGCAGAGGTTATTCGTAAGACGTTCTTCGATGGTGGAGTTGATGAGGTAATCTCAACTCGCCGTCTGGATCACATTGTGAAGGCTTTTGCCATCTTTGGTGACAAGATGCAGTCCATCGAACTGTGTGTCGCTCGTTTTGATGAAGACACTAAGGCATCATTCCTAGACCTCTACACCAAAATTGATGCTGGCGTTTTGACCAGTGAAGATAGTGTTACTGAGGATGCTGAGGAAACTGCCGAAGTTGCCTTCTAAAAAAATTATGTGTGGGGGTTGAAATTTTTGTTTCAATCCCCATATATAATAAACGATAACGCCTAATGGGTTATCATATTAATCTTGCTTTTAAAGGAGATACCGATGAATAAAGCACTAACAATTTTCGACAACATCAACCAACTAACACCCTATTCAGTAGGTTACGATAGGATGTTCGATACTCTAAAGAGATATGTTGATAATAACCCCTCGTCTACTACGGGATATCCCCCATATAACATTCGAAAGGAAGGTGATTACAACTATGCCATTGAGATGGCACTAGCTGGATTTTCCCGTGAGGATTTAGAAGTAGAGGTTTCCGATGGTGTGCTAACCGTCCGTTCTGTGAAGGATACCACTGATGATGACACAAGTAATATTTACCGTGGCATTTCCTTCCGTAAGTTCGTGAGGAAGTTTACTATCGCTGACGATATTGTTGTCAAGGGTGCTAAGATGGAAAATGGAATGCTCTCCATTGACCTAGAACGTGTAGTACCAGAGGAAAAGAAACCTCGTCTTATTGAAGTAAAGTAATTTTGTACAGGTGAGGGGGCGAATCGCCCCCTCACCATTTTATTATGGAGAAAATATGAGAAAGAAAATCTCTTACAAGTATGATGAAGACAAAGCGTTGGATGAACTCAAGAAGTATATCGACGCAACGTATGATGAACACTATAGCAAGAACAAGTTTCAGGCTACAGAGTTCATTATTGATGGTGGTCATGGTGAAGGATTCTGTATCGGCAACATCATGAAGTATGCACAACGATATGGAAAAAAGAACGGTAAAGACAGAAGTGACTTGCTAAAAGTAATTCACTATGGTATTATCGCTCTATACATTAATGAAACAGAAGGTGACAAATGAAACTAACTTCGAAAACAATCTCAATCCTAAAGAATTTCTCTACAATTAATCAAAACCTAATGGTGAAGACAGGTAACACTCTCTCCACCATGTCTGCAATGAAGAACATCGTTGCACAGGCAGAGGTGACAGAGACATTCCCACAGGAATTTGCAATCTATGATCTAAACGAATTTCTATCTGCACTCTCTCTATTCGAAGAGCCAGAACTGAACTTCCAAGATCAGTATGTTACAATCACACAAGAAGGTTCTCGTAAGAACCTCAAGTACTGGTTCTCTGATCCAGAGGTTGTGACAAGTCCGTCCAAGGCAATTGTGATGCCTTCGACTGAGGTAACATTCAATCTATCCAGTGATACTCTGAGTGAAATCCAGAAGGCTGCATCAGTTATTGGTGCTCCTGATATGGCACTTATCAATGGTAGTCTGATGGTTACTGACAAGAAGAACGATACTGCAAATGCATATGAAACTGGTCTTGATGCAAATGATACAGATGTGGATTATAAGTTCTGGTTCAAGACAGAGAACCTAAAACTTATTGCTGGTTCGTATGATGTCGAAGTGTCATCTAAGAATATCAGTCACTTTGTAAACTCTGCTGTAGGTGTCGAGTACTGGATTGCTCTAGAGCCGGAGTCAAAGTATAATGCCTGATACATTTCTTTGGGTTGAACAATACCGCCCAAAGACTGTTGATGAATGCATTCTACCTAAGACTTTAAAATCACAACTACAGTCTTATGTGAATAAACAGGATATCTCCAATCTGATTCTTGCAGGTGGTCCAGGCGTGGGTAAGACAACTGCTGCCCGTGCGATGCTAGAACAGATTGGTGCTACCTATATGTTCATCAATGGTTCTGAGGAGTCTGGTATTGATGTACTTAGAACCAAGATTAAGAACTTTGCGTCTACAGTCTCTCTTGAGGGTGGACGCAAGTATCTTATTCTGGATGAGGCAGACTATCTAAATCCACAGTCAACTCAACCAGCCCTTCGTGGGTTCATGGAAGAGTTCCATAGTAACTGTGGGTTTATTCTCACCTGTAACTACAAGAACAAACTGATTGCACCCCTGCACTCTCGGTGTGGCGTAGTGGACTTCACTATTCCTAAAAGTGAGAAGGCGAGTCTTGCACATCAGTTCTTTCAACGTGCAGTCTCAATTCTGAAAGAGAATGAGATTAAATATAATGAGAAGGTGGTTGCAGAACTCATAAACACTCATTTTCCCGATTGGAGAAGAATTCTAAATGAGTTGCAGAGGTATTCTGTCTCTGGTGAAATTGATGCTGGTATTCTCGTCAATCTGAGTGAGAAGAATATCAAAGACCTCATGGGAATGATGAAGAACAAGGAATTCACGAATGTTCGTAAATGGGTTGTCGATAATATTGATAATGATCCTGTCACTATGTTTCGTGCTGTTTATGATAACATGTATGATTATCTGGAACCTTCTACTATTCCTCATGTGGTTATCATCCTTGGTGAATACCAGTATAAGAATGCTTTTGTTGCAGACCCAGAAATTAATATGGTGGCGTGTCTGACTGAGATTATGGCAAGGGGGAAGTTCAAATGATTTGTGAAATCTTTGATGATCTACTAGAACCGCATGTTGCAGAACTGATTGACATTGAGATTAGAAAAACTCATTGGAAGTATGACTACCACTCTAATAAACAGATTGGCATTCAACCACATTGGCATGTCTATTGTGGTGAAAGTGAGGAAGAGGTTCGGGAAAGACAGTATGATTACCTTCTTCCTATCTGGGATGCTGCTGCATACAAACTCAAACTGAAAGATCGGTTTGATATTGTTGGGTGGAAACGTCTATACATGAACGCACACACGTTTGGTGTAGAACCACACATGCATATTGATGATGGGGATTTTACCATGATGTATTATCCTCGCATGGATTGGCAACCAGAGTGGCTAGGTGGTACTGCTATTTGGGATGATGAAGGTAAGAACATTGCAGAGTATTCCAACTACGTTGGAAATCGTCTTTTGATTTTTCCTGCAAGCAATAAACACCAAGCAATGCCTGTGTCTAAGTATTGTTATGAACTACGCAACGTTGTGGTGTTCAAACTTTATGTGGAGTCTGCAAATGTCGATAGACTTGATTTCTACAAAGATTGATTTTCTAAAATCAATTGGTTGTCATAAAACAGAACATAGTGGACGGACCCTTTTAGAACATTTGATTGGGACATACAAAATTCTAGATGAGGGGTTTGCTCCAATTCACGTTTGTTATGCTGGTCTATTTCATTCAGTCTATGGAACTTCATATTTCAAACCCAAAACAATATCCCTAGATAATAGAGATATTGTGAAAGACCTTATTGGTGAGGAAGCAGAGAATTTAGCATTCATGTTCTGTGTGATACCAAGACCTAGAGAATCAAATATTATGAGCCTCACAGATGAGAAGTTACGAGATGAACTTCTCATGATTGAGGATGCGAATAGGGAAGAACAATTTTATGCCAGAGTTGAAAGACTATCTTAATGCTATTAATCACACGAAGGAAAGACTTCTAGACAGTGAAGATGAGGAATGGGAGAAAAAATACCCACCATTTATCGTAAATAAGTGTGTTTATCCGTTTCAAGATACCATCATGTTGGTGAATGAGATTAACCAACTACCACACCTAGATAAGAAACTACAGTTCGACTTTCTACTAAATAGTGTAAGGTCAAGGAAACGTTTTACTCCTTGGTTGAAGGCGAATAAACTAGATAATCTAGAGGATGTAAAAGAGTATTACGGTTACAGTAACGAAAAGGCAAAGCAGGCTCTTGATATTCTAACGGATGAACAAATCGCCACCATAAAACAAAAATTAAATAAAGGTGGAGTGAGAAAATGAGTGAAGAAGAACAGATTAATTGGACACAGGAGCAGATGCTTGAGGTTACTCTCAACGAACCAGATGACTTTCTAAAGGTTCGTGAGACACTTTCCCGCATTGGTGTGGCATCCCGTAAGGAAAGGGTGTTGTATCAATCGGCGCATATACTGCACAAGCAAGGGCGCTATTTCATAACCCACTTCAAAGAATTATTCGCCCTCGATGGAAAACAAACAAGTATTGCAAGTAATGATATTGCAAGACGTAATACAATTGCTAATCTATTACAGGATTGGGGACTTGTAAATATTGTTGGTGAACTAGGTGAGACTGCACCCCTAAGCCAAATCAAAGTACTATCCTATAAAGAAAAGAACGAGTGGACTTTAGAGACTAAGTATTCTATTGGAAAGAAAAAGGATACTTGACAATTAATCAAAACTGCTATATAGTTATATCATGATTCTAAACAGAGAAGATGCACTGTACGCTGCAAATGTATTTGTAGAGTACTTCCAAAACTTCAATCGCATTGACGATTATCTCCGCCGTGTAAAACTAGAGAGAATGTCAAACTATCCAACGTCCTTGCCTGGCATGGGCCCGCAGGATGACATGTTTGATGATTTTTCTATGCACCCGCAAGACATGGAGTTTGTGTGTAGGGAAGTATCTACAGAGATTTTTGTCAACTATCTTGAGATCACAACCTCTCACGCTGTTGAGGTATCAGTGCCAGGTAAATCTATTAAGTGGGTTGTATACGAAAAGAACACTGGTAAGATTGCTGGGTTCATTCGACTTGGTTCGCCTACCATTAACTCAAAACCTAGAAATGAGTTCCTTGGTAAACCTCTTGACACTCTTAATCCAGAGGTAATGAAACGGTTTAATGACTCTGCCATCATGGGTTTCATTATCGTCCCAACACAACCATTTGGGTATAATTATCTTGGTGGTAAACTTCTTGCTGCAATCTGTTGTTCGCATTTGACAAGAGAAACACTTGACAAAAAGTATGGTGGACCATTTTGCATGTTTGAGACAACGAGTCTCTATGGATCAACAAAATCTGCATCACAATATGATGGCATGAAACCATTTCTTCGATACAAGGGTAACACCGTATCAGACTTTGCGCCACTGATCAATGATGATAACTACCATCAACTCAACGAGTGGTTTAAAGAACGTAATGGAGAGCCTTTGGTTGATCCA